GTAACTTGCTACAGTCTTAAATCTCTCAGAAAACTTATTAAGCAAGTCGCGTGCTGCTGCTACAGAACAACCTATAGACTTAGCAATCTTGTCAGGACCTACTCCATAAGCCATAGAAAGAACTAGGACTTTACCTGCTTTTCTGTCCACTCCCATGGTGTCGCCAACTGTTGTATAGATGTCTCCACCTTCTAGATAGTTCTTCATCATAATTGGGTCTTCACTAAACGAAGCAATTACTCTAGGTTCAATCTGAGAATAATCGGCTACTACTAGGGAGTGACCTTCTGGAGCAACAAACAGGTTTCTAATAGCTTTTCCATTTGGTGTGTGAGGGGCTGGAACGTTTTGTAAATTTGGGTTTCTACTAGAAAAACGGCCTGTCTCTGCTCCGTGTTGGATAAAATCACAATGAAGCTTTCCGTTTATTAAAAGACTATCTTTATGTTCTATCTTAGATTTTCCTGAAACCGTACGAACTACATCGCCACCTAAGTATGGAGTTACGTACGTAGTCAAAAGCTTGTTTAAATCAGAGTACTCAAGTAACGCGGTTACTAATGCGTCTTTGTCTCTGTATGGTTCTAAAGCCTCAGCAGATACCGAGTAATGCTCTATTAATAGCTCTTTGCCTGCTTTAGCTGCATCTTCTCCCTTTGGAGTTAAAATTTTAGGTTTTAGACCTCGACCACCTTCGTCCTTAGGTCCATACAAAATGTGTTGTTTTTCTTGATTAGAGTTAATATTAAATTCACGAGATGCGGCTTTCCAAATAGAAGCCTTAGTTTGGTCTAAATCTGCTTCTAAAGATGCGTGTAAAGAAGACAGCGCTTCTACGTCAATTACAGCACCTGTAAGTTTCATATCACAAAGAACTCTAAGAACGTCCATCTCTAAAGAAAACACCTTAGTTAAATCAGCAGCCTCTAGTCGTGGTTGTAGTGTTTTCCAAAGTAAAAATGTGTACTTAGCGTCTAAATAAGCGTACTTAGCAACCTCTTCAAAAGAGTACTTTTCTACCTCTTTTCCTACACCTTTGACCATCTCATAGTTGAACTCACGCTTTAAACAGTCATCCAATCCGCATTTATTCTTATTACGGTTGTCTACAATAAAGGAGGCAACCATCGTATCAAAGTAAGCTGGTTCTGGTATACGACCTTTGTAATACTTAGCAATAGAAGTTAAATCAAAAATTAAATTGTGACCTATAGTCAATTTACTATCGTCAAACAACAAGGGCTCTAAAGCAGAAAACACTTCGTTAGGAAACAGTTGGTCTGGCGCTGGTCCAAATATTTTAGTGGCCTTCTTACTATCTCTTGAATAGTCGCTAAGCCGTAGCGCCAAACCCTCCTGTTTCCTAATCTCTCCTTGTCCCGTGAGAGGAAATACTTCTTCTATAAACTCTCCGTTTGGATGTCCCATAGGAATTACATCACAACGACCATGCGTTGCAAAAGTAATCCAAAGAACTTCGTTTACTGGAGTTAGACCTCTTTGTGGTCCCACAGTTTCCACGTCAAAAGCAAAAGCGTCTTGAGTTAGATAGTGACTAACCATTTCTGATAAAGCTTCTGTAGTGGTAATAATGTTCATATTGTGGGTTCCTTTTTTAATAGCAGGATAGGGCACGTCCTACCCTGCTATTAAGTGTTAAAGTGATTTAGTTTTTAGATAAGTGAATTAGCAATTTCGTCCAACTCTTCCCAAGTTGGTTTACGAATTGCATCAGCGGTGTATGGTTGTGTGTTTTCAACGACCGCAGCAGCAGTCTCTGGATTAATTTTCCAGTCTTCTTCCAAGTCACGCTCTTTAATAGGGGTAATGGTGTAAACAGTTGCAGCCATCTTTCCTGTGCGAGAAATTGCCCAGTAACCCTTTGTAAGAGGTCCTTGAGGTGAGAAGTGAGCAGCATGTAGAGCCTGATACAAACGAGAACCCGCAATTAACATTTGACGCTGAGGTCCTTCTTCAGCACTAAAGTTAACAACAGAAAACGCTCTCTTGTTTTCTGGCTTACTCCCAAGCTTTACACACAATGGGTCGTTTGCTCCAAGAGAAACGTATGAACGCTTTCCTGAAGTCTTTTGATTAAGGAAGTGTTGCTTATAGATAGCAAATGGACCTTCTTGGTCCAGGAATTTGAAAACTTGAAATTCGTTTTCAATTAGACGAGTTTCTACAGGAAAATCTCCCATAGCAGTAGTTAGTTTTTCAGCAGCATCCCATCCTGATAAAACAACATCATCAGAAGCGGACTTGGTAGTTGATTGAGCAGGACGCTCATCGATTGATTCTTCGGCCACATACGCATTGGCATCTGGGGCAGTTTGTTGAATAGCCATTTGGCATTTCTCCTTAGTTAGTTTCGGTTGTGCGGATTTCATTCCACACCTCGGTTATCTTGTCTGCAAGATTCCGGTGCGTAGATAATTCTACTCTATCCGCGTGTAGCAGTCCAGCCGAGGCAAATATTTTTACCACGGCATCCACCATCGCTTTACTGTATAGCCTTCTACCAACGTAGGTTTTTCCATTTTTACCCACAGTATCTGGCATTCGGTAAGGTGATTGTGGAAACTTACCTTGTTCCATCCATTTACGCAAGGTTTTAGGTGAGCGATTTATAGCTTTAGCTAAAGACCCTAACGTATACAGTTTTACTTTTTGTCCATTTATGAACTTTTCAAAGTACTCGTCCTCCCAAGGCACGACTTCTACCGTAGGTTTTTCTGGGACGGGTTTGCGACGTTTGCGTTTGCTTCCTGGATAGAAAGCGTCTAATTCGCCAAAGGTCTCTTCAATAAAGTCATTAGGCAATTTACTTCTCCAAAATTAAAGCCCAAGTAACCTTCTCTGGAAACATTGAGTCAATGTCAGAGTCAGTCAATAATCCTTCATAATATGCAGCCATAATTGCGTCTTCATCTAAAACTTCTACAGTTTTAACACAACGTTCTTTTAACGATTTAGAAGTTAAAACAGTATCTGCTCTTTCTTCATTAAAAACTTTAGAAGCACGACGTTGTTTAACAATAGACTTAGTACCTGTTGTTTCCTCATTTATTGGAAAAACAATATGACCTTTGTCTGTAGGCTCTCCATAGTTTTCTGCAACAGCAAAGATACGACCTTTAATGTCGTCTTTTCTTTTGTTTAGGGAGTCTATTTGGTCTTTAAGAGCTACGTACTGACGTACTTCACCTTTTACGATTTCTAACTGCTCATCAAGTAGAGCGTCTACACTATTGTCTGGCATTTGTACCTCCTATTAGGTTGGTACAAACTTAATCAGGTAGTTACCCCTTGTCAACCCCAGATACGTAATTGTTCAAAGCTTCAATAATAACGCTGGTGACTGTGACCTCTTCTAGGGCAGCCTTCTTCTGAACAGCTGTCCACAGCTCATCAGATACGCGGATAGTACGCGTTGGTGTCTTAGGTGCATTTGGCATTAAACTATTTTAACAGGTATAAAACCCTATTTTCCGCCCCAACCGCTTCCTTTAAATATTAAACCAGGAGCTGAGTAGACCTTAGTCATCAAAGTCTGACATCTAGGGCATCTCATTTGGGCGTCCTCGTGAATGGAAAACTCCCCGGTGCCGTAGGCTTCACAGTCTTCACAACGAAATTCGTAGGTTGGCATAGGAGTACTCTACACCGAACTATCTAGTAAAAACTTTTTAAGGCTACTAATTGTCAAATCAACCCCGCCTTTATCATTTATGCCTGTTCCATCCAGAACAGCCGAAGCTACAGCGTTTTTTTGTTGTAAAGCCTCATACTGCCGTACTTCTATAGACCCGCTTACAAGGATGTCTTGTATGACGATTGTGGACCACTCTGAAGACGCTCTGTTGATTCGTCCGTTCCTTTGAGTAGCCAAGCCAGACGACCAGGGAAGGTCGTAGTTGATAAGAAGATTAGCAGATGGTAAGTCAACGCCATAGCCCCCAGCGTCAGAGCTAACGAGAACCCTAACATTAGGAGAATTATTAAATTCAACTTTATGTTCCTCTTTAGTTTTAGAGTCTATCTGTCCAGAGTAGACCCTGCATATATCAGGACCAAGCCTATCAATGATTTTGTCAAGCATCTCTACGTAAGTACAAAAAATGACAAGTTTATTAGACTCGTCTTGCTCTAAAAAATCTTTAGCGTAGGCCACTAACATGTCAAGTTTAGTTTCTGGCATTGACTCTAGAAGGCCTTCATCATCTAGTTGAGCTGCGTAAGCTGAACCTTCTCCTTTAGCCAGTCTAAACTTCTCAGCACTTGATTTAATTAAATTTGGGGAACAGCACAACATCTTTAAACAACCTATTTTAGACATAATTTTTCCACGAAGCTCGTCTCCTTGATTCCACTGGCTTTCATAGCCGTAGTGGGCAAGCAGATTAAAGTTAGCACCAAACAGTGTTTGAGCGTCATCTAGGTCTATAAGTAAGTCGGACAAAATTCTAGAGTATAACTTTGCGGATTTTCTATCTAGTATTACTTGAAGAGGTTCTTTGTACAAAGCGTCTGGAAGATATGGAGCAACATCTGCGTCTTTTTGAGATTTTCTGACACACGCTTCTTTAAGGCGTTCATGTAAAGTATTTAAATTTCTATACCTGTCAACTCCACCCCAGTTATTTCTAACTATAAACGCGGTATCAAAGATATCAAACCGTCCTAGAACAGACTGGTCTACAAACTGCATAATACTGAACAACTCTTCTGGCTTTCCATTTTCAATTGGAGTTCCAGTTAAAGCAAACCTATATGGGGCGTCTGACAACTTTTTTACAGCTTTAGAACGTTTAGATTTAAAAGATTTAATAGCAGTAGCCTCGTCTAACACAACAAACCCTTTTGGTAACTTTTGAATAAATTTCCAATCGTTAACTACTTGTTCATAGTTAAGTATCACGTAATCTATTTTTGTGTCTCGCCAACGGTAAACTTTGTTGTATTGAGCTTCTCTTTGTTTTGGTGTACCGTCAATTACAATGGCTGTAGACGTTCCTTCTGTAAACTTTTTAATTTGATTAGCCCATTGATACTTAATACTTGATAAACAAACTATGATTCCAGGCTCAGTTACCTTTCCTTCATCCATCAATCGTTCTAAAGCAGCGATAGTCATAATAGTTTTGCCTAAACCTAAATCGTACGCAACAAGCATTTTTTTGCGCTCGCACATTCGGTCAACTGCCTCTGGTTGATAAGGTAATAAGGTTCCTTTAAAAGTCATACTATTGCCTTAAGTCCGTGCAAACTGTGCTTTGCAGTTTCCAATCCAGTAAGTATCTCTGCTTTACTCATACCGCCTACATCTTTCATAGTTGTAGCCGAATAATTAAAAAACCAAGCTTCAAAACTTAAAGACACAGTTAAGTCAAGCATCTTTTGAGCAGCAAGTCTTCCAGCGTCGTCGTTATCAAAAGCAAACACGATTTGGTCAGCGCTTCTGATGAGGCTGACTTGTTCTTTAGAGACTAAAGAACCAAATGTAGCAACCCCACCAGAAACACCAACTGAAGATAATCTAACTACGTCTAGAGGAGACTCAACAACAATAAGCCTGCCACCATCGTACCTGCGAAAGCCAAAAAGAGCTTTGCTTTTTTCCACTCCCGTAGGGTAATTCTTGAAGTAACGTTTGACATAACCTTTCTCCTGCCACCCCATGAGTTTGTTGGTAAAAGGGTTACGTATGGGCGTAATCCAGTTGTTATGTTTGGGGTCCCACAACACTTCATGTTCTCTAGCTGACTCTAACTTGAAACCGCGAGCGGCGAGCGCTTCAGCAGGAGGGTCAGTGAACAAAGCTAAACGAGCTTCTGATATCTCTACAACCTCTTTAAATATAGGTTCTTCTTTTTTCTCTGCTCTTTCCATAACTAAAGATAAATCTTCGTTTTCTAAATAAAACCAATCTTTAGCATCTGCATAGTCAACTTGTTTAACATCGCAAATTAAAGACATTAAACTCCCCTTATACCCACAACTAAAACAAATATGGGCTCCAGTATCAGCGTTTATGTACCATGACGGATTGCTGTCTTCTTTTCCTTTGATGAGTTTGTGACCAGGACAATAAGATTGAATTTCACTGCCTCTTACTGAAACAGTCTCAATACCTAATCGAGATAAAACAGTCTCCATCTCTTCTAGTCTCATAGGTCGTCTCCAGATAACTCTCTAAATTGACCCGTATTCCAATCCCAAAGCAAAGAAGTCTCTGTAGGACCTGAATTACGAGCAGCCAATACTTTAAGAATTCTAGTGTCGTCTACGGTGTCGTCTTCTCGTTCCAAACCAAACAACACGTCTGCGTCTTGGAAAAAAGAAGATGAATAACCAATGGAATCAGTAGTCACTTTGCCTTTACGCATCTTCCATTGAAGCACCTGAGTAGAAACAACTATTGGCTTGTCCACACGCTGTGCTAAACGTTTTAAGGAACGAGTAATGTTAAAAATAACATCGGGTTGAATAGTTTGAATCTTACTTGCTACTGCTGCAACAGTTTGTCCACCAGCAGCGTCAGTTAACCAAAAATTATGTGGGTCTGCAGCCATGGCGGTTAGAGAAGCTCTGTATCTAGCCTCTTCTTCATCTGTAAGAGAACCTGTAATAAGACGGTGATGAGAAACCATAGCTCTCATAGCATCATAACGTTTTTGCTGTTCTGTATTAGACATTTCAAAAGATTGAAATAACGGGACTGCGCCGTCTTTGTGAATGTTTCTAGCCATCTGTAAAGCAAGAGTTGATTTACCTGTTTTAGGGGGAGCAACCAAAACAATTAATTGCCCATTCTGTAATCCGCTAGTAACAGCGTCAATTGTAGGAAAACCAGTTGCATACCCCAACAATCCTGGGTTTGCTTTTAATTGTTGGTATTCGTCCCAACGAGTCTCTGTTGTTTTAACCAAGTTAACGTCTGTGCTGGTACTAAGTCCAGCCTCTTCAATCTTAACCATACCTCGTTGAAGAGCAATAAGAGCGGCTTCATGGTCTTGTTCTTTTTCAATTGCTTGAATCGCTTCACGCAACATAGAACTAGTGGCAACTTTACGACGCTTTGAAATCCAATCATCTAGTAAAAAGTCCATTGAATCGGACAGGTTTAATACTTGATAAGTAGGGAAGTTCTCAGTTACAACTTCTAAACTTGGACATTCACCGTACTTTGAAAAGTGTGAACGAAGAAAAACCCAAATACGACGGTCGTCTTGGTCTGGAAACCAAGAGTCGGTTACGCCTCGTTCAAATAGAGCAGATAAATCTCTAGTCTGGATGGCAGCGCTTATTAATTTTGCTTCATTTGTCATAGGTTAGGAAAATCCAATCCCCAACTTCCATAACGCATTAAGCGAGTAGGAAGGTCAACTACACCTGCAACCTCTGCTCTGTATGGCAGGTCGTCTACTAATTTGTCTACG